ACACGCGATGGATACGAATACCCTGATCGCCGAACGAGGCATACGAAGTTCCTTCCAAGTCTGCTGTTACGGTTGAACTCATTCGCCGAACCCTCCACCAACTTTGCTGATTGCTTCCAACGCCTCAGTGTTACGGTTTGTTGCGGCAAGTTGCTCCTTGGCGATCGCAATGAGCTCTTCAAACGTCCGGGGGCGGCTCTCCTTCGCAAAGCTTCCGGGATCGTATTGTAATCGTGTCTGCAATTGTTCAAGCCGATCCGCAAGTCGCTCTTCATATGCATGCAGCTTAGGATCGGCGGCAGATGGAATGAGCTTTGTGCGCAGTATATCAGGCGGGCCAATAGGGAATCCGCCGACTGGAAAGCCGAAGCCACCTACAGAACCGGAGTGTAATTTGAGGGATTCGTGCAGCAAGTGGTAATCTTTCCCGAGTAGTCCCTTCTGGTCTGGAGGCGGACGGAAGATTGGTCCACCCGGCATAGCACCGGCGCCGAACTCCGTCTGCCGCTTGATTGGCTCTGGCTTCGCATCGCCGCCCAACGGGGGTGTATTGGCTACTGCAGCTGCAAAGAAATCATTCATCGCACTGAGCTTTGCACGCTCCATGGTATCGGCGGGAAGATTTAGATTTTCCAGGAAAGCCATGCGTTCATTGAGCACCTCGTGCGGGGACCGCACAGATAGCCGAACCTGTTCGCGTTGCGCTTCCAATGCTTCCTGTGATGCGGCCGCCGCATTACGAGCGTTCGCCCGGTCTACCGACGCCGCCCAGAGTGCCTCTAGTTCCTCGTTAATCGCCTTCATCTCCCCGCTCATTTCAAACAGCGCTTCGGATGCCTCTCGTACGGCCTCGGTGTAGATCTCTAGCGGCAATTTGCCCGCTTTATATGCTTCCCCCAAACGTTCGAGGAGTGCACGTACCTCGCGCTCAGCCTTCCCTTGCGATTCAATGACCTTATTCGCGAACTCCTCAAGCGCCGACTCCGTCCTCTCCGCCTCTTCTCGTATGCCGCGCATCCTATCGCTAATCGGGTCCGCTGGACGAGGGCCGGTTGCACCTGCGCTAAGCTTCGGCGTTACCTCTTTCCTCCACTCCTCGACGGCTTCCAGGATTTCCTTCTGTGCACCCGTTGCATTGATTGCCCCCTCTGCAAGGGCCTTGTTGATTCCGTCACGAGCCTTCATAAGCCGCCCCAGTGGCGAGATTACCGCCTCGGGGTCGCCGAACGTGAGCAACGACGGATGAGACCCGGCCAACTGCATCAGTCGCCCCACTGCATCAGTCAGCCAACCGAGTGCAGTGGCGCTCCGTAGTGCTTGGACCTTTATATTCGCCAAGCCTTTTTGGAACTCGGTAAGTTGCTTCCCTGCCACTTCCGACATAGTGCCGGAAGCAGACCTGAGTGCCGTCTCCATTTCGCGGATTTTCTGCGATGAGCCGATCAACGCCGCCATGAACGCAACGGACTTATCTGTGAACCCAATCTCCATCAGGGTAGCCTTGAGAAGTTTATCCGACATGCCCTCGGTTGCGTTCTCTACATCCTCCATGATATCGGCGATGTTCCGCAACTCACCGGATGCGTCGTATACAGCGATCTTATGGGCTGCAAACGCTTTCGCATTCGTGATAGCCTTGGTAGTAAGATCACGAAGAACGATCTGGAATGCAGTCCCCGCGTCAGAACCTTTGATGCCCTGATCGGCAAACGCAGCGAGTACCGCCATGCCTTGCTCGGTCTCTATCCCGAACACTTTCATAGCAGCCGCGGCCTTATTAGTAAGTGCCTGGCTGAACTGCTCTACGCTCGCGTTGGCGAGGGTATTGGCCTTAACAAGGATATCCCCGAGCTTGGCCATTTCGCGGAGATTCTCAGACGCAACATTCGATGTCTTCCCTAATGCAGACTGCGCATCAGTCAACAGGTCAGTCGCCTGCGCCATGTTGAACATGCCGGCTTGTGCGAACGTTGCTACCGTTGGCAATGCGGCCAATGATTCCTTGGCAGAGAGTCCCGCCGATGCCAGGTAGAAATATGAGTCCGCTACCTCTGATGCGCTGAATTTCGTAACGCGGGCTACCTCGAGCGCCGCGTTTTTCATATCTCCGCGCATGGCCTTCGACACGTCGCCCATTATCGCCAGCGATTGATTCATTGACCGCTGGAACATCTCATGCGTGCGGGCCAGCTTGACTACGCCCGCGATCAACACAGCCGGGCCGAGGATGCTTGCAGACTTACCAGCCCCCTTAAACGCAGTAGACATTCCACGCATAGCCGCGCTAGTCTGGCCCACCCCGCGTCGGTACTTCTGAAGTTCATTGCGGGCTCCGCGCAAAGCGGCATTATGCTGACCCGTAGTCGCAGTCAGCGAAACGCCAAGTTGTGCAACCGCCCCGCGAGCCATTACGTCTTATCCTTCTTGTAACTCTCTTCCCGGAGTCGCTTCACTTCTGGGCTTGTCTGATGCGCAGCGATCTGAACCTTGGCCAGAGCAATAGCCTTACGCCGCTTCTCTCGCTTCCGAGCCCGTGCGCCAGTCCAATCCGGCATAAAGTCTTGTGTACTCATGAGTTCACCCTTCGGCCCGCTTGTACGATTCCATACCAAGCTGTTTAGCGCTGCGAATCGGGCGTCCATTGCCTGTTCGCGAATCGAACCGCCTAGCCAAAAAAACGCGTACCATTCCTGCACCTGATAAGCGGACAACTTTCGCAGGATCACATCCGGGTCTAACTCCCCTCGGGCATACGCTAGCTCGAAAGCTACTCGTCGCTCGGGGGAGTCTCGGAGTTTCCCGCTACGTCGCCGCCGAGCCCATTGGCCGTGACCGCGACCGATGAGCAGCGCAGCACAGGAGCCGCGGGACCGGCCATGAGCATCGCGCGATGAGATTCAGTGAACAGTAGAGCTCCATCCGCGTCGCACACGGTCAGCAGGCACCATGACACCGGGTAGTAAGACTCTTCGTCTACACCCGGAGGTACTGTAGCCGCTGCCTTGCGGATCGCCCCCACTTCGTCCGCCCGCAGCCGCCGTACAAACACATGAGCCTCACTATCCCTACCCCATTCCGGGGCAGAAACCTTGATTGGCGTAAGGGCCCGCTCGCATCCATCTTTGATTATCTCGACATTTAGACTCACAAACTTCTCCTTTACGGTACTGCATCCAATAGTACGCGTATCTTGATGTTGGCAGTCGATCCGCTTGCGTTCGTGATATACATCGCGGTAACGTCGGCGGTGATAACATCCCCCAACGTCAGGTCTTCTTTGTCCGTATGCCATATCCACGGGAAGTCTGCGCCTAGCGAAATCGAGCCACCAGCGCCTACGTTTGAGTTGAACTCAAGCGTAACGTCTTGGTCTGACTGGAAGAAGATCATCGAAGCGTCTGCTCTGACAAACGCCAGATCAACAAGCTGGTCGGTAGTGCTGTCTGCTATGACGGGATCGATGGAAAGCAAGCCGTCTTCCGTGTAACTGGACGTTAGTCGCATCATAGCTTTCCCGTCGATAATCACAGACTGGTCGAATGTTGCTGTAAATGACACTATAAATCTCCTTCATCTTCGTTGCAGTCATCTGCCTCCGGCTCCACGTCATCCGGAATATCCAGGGGCGTATTGGCATCCGTTATCGCAATTGTGACACCGGGTAGCACATCGAACGTGTCGTATTCGCTGGGGTCCTCGATCCTCGTAAAACGCACCGCACCGCCGTAACTGCCATCGGGTAGACGCGCACCCGCAAAGCCTCTGAACACGACAGTCAGGGGCTCGACAACGAAGCTCCCAATCATCAGGCGTTTCGCGTTCGTCTTGCCCTTCAGCGCACCCAACGGAGTGATGTCGCCCTTCCGGATTGTTACCCCTCCGAGCGTATAATCTTCTGACATAGTAAACCTCCTTTACGCGTCGACCTCGTCGCCTGAGACCTTGATGACCGCTGTGGCCATCATTATTCCGTCGAGGTCTTCTCCGTCGGGTTCGTACGACATGATAAAGCCCGAAATCGTCTTGGTGGATAATGACACGTCGCCTGGGAATGCAATGATGAAGTCCTGATTCGCCCCGCCGATAACCGGCAACTCGTCAGAGTTGAACTTCGCCTTGACGTTAAGTTCACCACCTTCGGGGATGCTCTGCGCCACATAGGTGTGGGCAGTTGTAGTCCCCTGGTGTGATGTGCGGAGAGAGCCAACACTCTTACCCGGTAACGTGATTGTGTCTATCTCCAATGCAGCCGCCCAATCGGAGTTAGTCCCACTGGCTGTCATAGAGTAGCCTACTGATTTCTGTGGTATTCCCATTACGACACTCCTTTGTTATTCCGCACACTCAAAGGTGCGATACCCGAAACTCTACATCATCGCGGAACATATCATTCTGACTGCCGTCGTTTTGTTCCGCACCATCCATCTCGTTTATGCCAACGAGAAAAAATGTTCGCACGTCCAGACTGTCATCGCCCATCGTTGCATGATCCAGACGATCTAATGTGTCGACTACAGCGGCGCTCAATGTCTCGGCGTCCCCCCGCGAGGGTGCCATACAGTGGACGGTGGGATACGCCTTCCACAGAACCCCTGGGCCGGTCTGGTGATGGTCGCGCGTGCGACCACGCTCTGTGATCACGATGAACGATCTCCGCGCTGCACCCGACCTCGCGTCCGTCTTGTCAGCTACCCCACGGCGTATCCGCGTGCCGACCTCATCTGTAACGTCACTCGCATCGCCCAGCGCGTCCCTGATTGCTTTCGTAAGGGCGCTCACTTCAATATCCCCTTACGTAAACTGAACTTCTTCCGCGTCGACCGCTTAAAATCGCCCTCAATCATTCGGACGAGGTCAGCCCCGATCAAGCTCCACTCCTCGTGCATGTGCTGGTCGACGGTAAAACGAATCCAAGGGATAGCGGCGCGACGGAGCTTCATCGAACCATATTCGATAGTGAACGGGTAGTACCCGGACCCGCCTTTCTCACCCCGTGGAGGTATGCCCAGCATCTCTCGCGTGGGCATTACAAATCCGAGACGGAGGAACCCCGCCCGCTTACTCGTCACAACCACCCGGGCTGTAGCCATCGCCTTTTTGAGCCGTCCAGATTTTACCGGCGCCGCTGCGGCAACGAGCTTTCGGAGCCTGTACGCCGACTCTCGGAGGGCCGTGCTGAGGAACTTGCGCCGGGTTTTTTTCTCAAGCTGATCGTACGCGTAGTCGAGTTCGCGGTCTCCGATCATCGTGATGTCGAAAGCTCTGCTACCCATAGCCCACCCCCCGAGATTTATTTTTGGATTCTTTGAATAAACCCTTGCACTGGCAGGGTTTATGGTGTATACTTCTGGTAGAAAGGGAGGACACAGATTATGAGCGAAATGAAACGATTCGCAGAAGACGTCAGTGTTAGCATGGGGCTCGGTGGCGAGCTTACCGACGAGGTTCTCATGGAAGCCCAGCGACGGCTCGACCACGCCAGGCGAGGATTGCGTAGGAATGGCAAGACTGAAAGTGCGACGATGCTTCTCGAGCACCAACTCAACGCCGACGTGTGTGAAATCAAGCGCCTGTTTGGACCAATAATGACGGAGTCCATGGTTAACGACACCTTTGAATGGGCAGCCCACGCTTGGAACCTCGCATTGGACGTCCGGAATATGGCCAACAGGACCGACGCTACGGGAGGTTACAGGGTACGCGGAGGCAGACCAGCCCCCACGACTTTTAAGGACACCGACGGCGATTGGCTGGATCTCCTGGACGCCTTGTACGCTCACTTCAGAGGAGAACGTACGATCGGCTTCCATAGCACGACACCGGGGAACCTCTGCCGTTGGGTGGCCTTCGATATTGATGCACACGGACCCGATGACGATGCAGACGAGAGCTGCCTCAACCACGCGAAGGCGTTGCTTGTGTACCATCGTCTTGAGAGCCGCGGGTACACGCCGTACATCTTCGATTCCAATGGGCGCGGTGGCTTCCATATATGGGCTATGCTTCACGAGCCGACCTCCAGCGTTGAGGCGTTCGAGCTCGCCCGCGAGATTGCAGACGGGCTTGATATCGAGGCGTTCCCAAAGCAACGCGAAATCCGTGAGGACGGATACGGGAATTGGCTGCGGCTGCCCGGGCTCCACCATAAAGGCGATCACTGGTCGCGCGTGTGGCTTCCGGCGCAAGGCCGATGGGGCACCGCGTCCGAAACCATTCAGGCTGTAATTCAACTAGCGAAGGGGAGTGTATGCGAGCAACCCCAGACGATCTGCTGACGATCTCACAAGCAGCCGAAGCATCTGGGCTGCATCCCCATACGGTGAGAGAGGCTGTGCACCGCGGCACACTCCCCCATAGGACTATCCAGACGGTTACCGTCGGGATAATACGCAGCGACTTGGACGCGTACATGCTCCGCACTAAGGGCAAACCCGGTCGACCTAAGAAGCCGAAGGACACTACACATTCTCCGTAGCATGTATCAAAAGGCATTGGTTCGCCTCGTCGATATTCTGGACGCTCACGAGATTGAACGTCCGGCTTCTCCACGTCATAAGGGCCTTCGGACTCAGTGCGGCTATGTCACTGCGATAGTTCAGGGTGATAACCGCCGGGCGATGCGCGTCCTGTTGGAACCTCTCTTGGATTTCGGTGCCCAGCGCCGGCCGGATTCTTATGCAGACAGCCGAACCCACATTAGCGGGCACCTGCGCAGCATCCCCGTACGCATTCGCAGACAGCGTGTAGTCCTGAAACTGCGCCTTAGCCCCACCCGATCGCATAATGCCATCGTCGCGCCTCATCCCGTCATATCCCGCACAT